CGGAATGAGATGTGCCATCTACGCTCTCATAAAAAATATAATACTGGTAAGATTTTCCATTGTTACCTAAGAGTTTCAAGGTGGTAGTATCGGCTCCGGCAATGGCTTGATCGTAGACATCTCCGGTAGAGACTATAGATACATCTCCATTTCCAAAATCATATGCTACTTCTTGAAAAACCAAGAATTGAGGTACATATCCAAGACTGTGAGTAACTGTTACTATCCCTGAAACGCCAAATGTACCGGTACCACTCTGGACCACTTTAAGAAGAGAGGAATCATTTTTGAAAGCAGTTTGTATATCAGTAGCCGAAAAAACACTTACTCCTTCAACAGATATTTTAAGTCCATAATCTTCTGCCATATTTATTAAAATAAACCTGAACCATATCCGATCAATATACGATCATTTGTTCCATCATTAATAACGATTCTCTTGTTTGCTCCATCAATCAACACATTCGAAACTCCAAGACTAAAACTACCGGTAACTGTCTGTCCTGATACTGCCTTCAAAATAGCTTCCTGAGTTCCGGTATCTGATACCAGCTCCCACTCTCCGGCTGATATAGCATCGGCTCCTACCATTTCTGCTCTGTACATCTTGTTGTTATTGTCCTCGTCAAACCAGATATCTCCTATTGCCGTAGAAGTAGGGACCGCATTTTGCCGAAATACAGTAAGAGTAACCAAATTGGGGAATGAGGCTGAAGTAGCGGTAACATTTCCGAACATATCTACTCTGAAAGGAGCTGAGGCCCATGTATTGCCTCCTAGCCATATACCTGATTCATCTGCCTTAAAGGTCCTCGCTCCGGTACCAACCCGGAGAGCATTGACATTGGTTAGAAGATCAGCACCGCTATTAGCCACTCCTACAATTGGTACATCCTGAACATCATTGAATGGGTTTACTGTCATATTAGAGACACAAAGCCATTCTCTACACTCGGAGCATTGTCGCTGGAAGTAGTAAATGTGGCTTTAACTGATAATGCTGAAGCCTCAACACTTTCCTGAGATGAAACCGTCAATCTCTGAGTATCCTTTACACTTGTCATGGTTACATATCCGGCATAATTCTTGTCGTAGGCAAGAGCAATCGAACAACTGGCCGGAATCTGGTAGTAATTCAGGTTAAAGTTATCCATTGTCGATAGCATCTCCCGATTTAGGGCCATTACACGGCTCTCGAAATAGGCACCATTCAGTTTGTTTGAGTAATCTATCTTGTCTACGCCATAGGTCGCATCATTTTTCCATGCTACATAAACATTGGATCCGGAGACTGTGATGGCTCCTATCTCTATTCCTGTGGTAACTAAGGCTCCTGCTTCCGTTCTTTCTGATATTGGATATGGGAAGTCCATGATGAATGGATACTTAATATCGTGCCTTGCCAGTCTGTAAACTCCCAAGTCGCAGGGATTACCGGAACCATTACTCATACCGAAGAGAAGCTGTCCATTTAGGTTGCCTACCGATGAAGGATGAACATAGCCATACTTGGAGGGTGTGTAGTCTCCGGGGATGGTCTTGTAAAGATTAAGGACCGATCCATCATAGGTGTATAGATTCCCTGCCAGTCCTGCTTGAACCAGTACAAAATTATCTGCCGGAATGAAAGCATTGATACCTGTCTCCGGAATGGTGTCGCTGGTTGAGAATGAGACTGAGTATGTATTCCATCTTAAAAGTTCGGTTTGCGTAATAGTGTTGGCTACCCATGTTCCAACAAGAAGGTCCGTATTTATCTTCCCCAAAGCCTTTACCCTGAGAGGCGTTTTAATATCGAGAGCATCAGCAGTAAATGTTCCAGCGTCTACCTGAGCTACATAACTGGCATCTCCGATATAGAGGACCTGATTAAGCTCGATCATGGGATGGAAGAGAGCGTCTGTTTTGGTAAAGGTAGCCCAATTAAGAGCGGCGTTAGCGGTCCACTCTCCGGAAGTATCGTTTCCTGTTGCCGCTATTCTATGAAGTCTGGATTCTGTTGCCCAATATATGTAACCTTGGTACTCTAAGGCTCCTAAACAGCCTACACCGCCTGCCGCCGCCGTTGTGGTGAAGATGAGGGTGAATGAGTTATCAGACGGATCCTGTTGCCATATCTTGCCGTCTGTATATGAGAACCAGTAGACCATGCCATTAGATGAGACTACCGATTCTTTGCAGAAAGCAGTAACAGTCGTTGAAGAGATCTTGGTGAGCTTCTGAGCGACTTTAAGGAGTCCGGGAGTGGAGTGTGGGTCTAGTCCTGTTAGTTTGAAGAATGAATCTTTTGTTCCGGACCACCTAGAATCAGACAATCCTCCTTGATTAAAATTACCAATTTGTATCGGTGTTGCCATAGTTTAAGTATAAACCTAATAAGGCTTCTCGGTCTTGGTCCAGATACTAGAGACTGACTTGGCTACTTTAGTCCAAGTGTCGGTTGTCTTGGCCGTCTTAACCCATGAGGCCGTTTGCTTGGCTACCTTAGTCCAGACATTAAGGAGAAGGCCGTTGAGATACTTACGAATTGAGTCTGAGAGAGTTAGTGTTTCTGATAGAGATCTGGTGGCCGCTCTTTGGATTGTATCGGTTAGGCCGGAGAAGGTGTCGGTAAGGGTAGCATAATATCCCTTGATCGTACCGAATACCTCTGTGAGAGTTCCTGTTTCAGAGAAGGATCTTAATCTGCCTACGGTTCTAGAATATATTTCTTCTAAAGTAGTTGTGTCTAGAAAGGTGTAGAACCGACCAATTGATCGTGTCATGGTATCGGTTAGGCCGGAGAAGGTGTCTAAGAAAACTATGAATCTACCATATGATTTAGTGAATACTTCGGTTAATGTAACTACTTCTGAGTTTATTCTCGTGATTGCTCTTCTGAATACCTCACTTGGAGTAATAGTATCCATAAAAGCTAGTCCGTGTCCTGCTACAGTATCAAAAAAAGTTTCGGTAATTGTGGCTGTCTCCGATATTATTCTAGTAACGGCTCTGATTATGGAATCTGTAGGAGTAACAGTATCATCAAGGGTAGATGTGTAGTTTATGGAATAAGGACCACCATCACCTCCGTAAGGTATTGATCCATATTCATTTCCTCCGTACATTATGCCTCCTTCATTACTTCCTGATTGTTAAGTAGAGTAGTCATTTAGTCTATTGGATAGGAAATGTTAAGGGAACACACTCTGCCAGTTGAAAGTCCAAAGTTAGTAGTGTCTGATTTTCTAGTAGCAAAAGAGGTTGTGTTGCTTCCAAAATAATATCCTCCCATAGTTGCAGCATCCGTAACTGTTGTTGCACCCCTTAACCAAGTTATCGTTATATTAGAACTTACTAAGACAGGAAGATTGCTGATATAAAGTGTTGTGCTTGCAGTTCCTCCTGTTGTCCCCTCACCTGTAACCTGAATAGATGCCGAATAACCATCAACCAACCAGTTGGCTTCGTGGCTAGTAACCGAGGTGTATGTCATAGAACCAGAAGCGGAATATGTAGGTGTAAAAGTAAACCACCTCCCCTCCTCAAAACTATACCCATTTACCACCGCTGGTATATCCATCCTTAGCAGTCTAGGGAATCTTACCCAATCTTCAGGAGCAGGAGTCCAAGGTAGAGCAGTAGAACCTTCGTTAAGCATAACTTCTTTGAACCAGACATTACCATCTGAAACAGCATTATTTAGTCCTAAAGTAATTGAAGTAGCGGTAGAAGAAATGACTGAGGTTACGGAGACACTCACCCAAGCCCCTGTAGTGGCTGTGGTGGTACTGGTATCGGCTGAACCATCATTGACTGTCAGAGTTCCAGTAGAGGCAACTTCCTGCCACATCTTCGCACTCATAGTTACAGTTTTACCTCTTAATCGTTCTACTTTATCTTCTGTAAGGGTAGCGGTTAAAGAAGCGTTGGTAGTTGCTCGTCTTATCTTCTGTCCTCGGTAGGTGGTGGCAGCAAAGAGGCGTTTTACTTGTAAGTCGGTAAGGGCTACGGAGAGGACACCTGCGTTTTGGATAAGACCATCACAGTAACCTCCAGCAGCATAAGCACCCCCACGACCTATGGAAAATGCCTGAGAATTACTATCAGCCGAACCAGACGCTGTAGCTTGTTTTTTAACTCCATTCACCCATATCTTGATTAAAGAGTTAGCTGAGTCATAAACTCCACAGATGAAATACCACTTGCCTGTCTCTAACTTAACATCAGAAGTAAGGGCTGGGGTTGTTGTCAGTCCTTCAAGATTCCAGTCAATTGTTGGACCAGATGCTCCAGTAAACGCAAGAGCCTTAAAATCATCTGCGGTTGTCGCATTTCTAAATCCCATTAACGTTCCACCAAGTGATTCAACCTTAATATAGCAAAAGAAAGTTTGAGAGCCAGTTATGTTTAGATTTGTGGGAGAGGCGTTTGTTAAATATTCAGTATTGGTTGCCTCAAAATCTCTTGCCAGAGCCATCAACCCATCACTACTACTTGTTACCGTATTCGTATCTGTCAAAGTATATCCATTAGCTGAAAGGTCAGTAGCATTTCCACTAGCTTCATTTAAGTTCCAGAATCCCTCTATATCTCCATCTGCTACTCCTAGTAAGTCAATTAGGTTCTGCTTGGTCATAGCAGGGAAGCCACCCTGAACAGGGTTTCCATTAGAGTTAGTCCAATCATCGGTAACACCTCCGTATCCGTTTGTAGAGTTGTTTATGAAGTTGGAGTTGGGGAGGAGGTTGTCCCCACCTTTGTTCTCCACATCTATTTCTTGTTGTGCTGTTAAGACCTCTAAAATATCATCACCGACAATTATTGATCTCGCTGTAGTTACCGGAAGGCCCTTAGTTCTCTCGATTGTGTAGGTTGTTGTTCCACCGGAACTAGATCCTGCGGTTACTTTTAATATCTCTGAGTTGGCACGAGTAGGTTTGGCTCCCGATGGCTTAACTAAAGCCCACCAAGGATAAACATTAGGAAGATAGGCGGCATTAGCATCTGTAACCCCAAGTGTCGTACCTGATGTAGCCGGAGAAGGGGCGGCCGATATTGCTACTATGGATAAATCTGTGTGTACACTCATGTTTCAAAATAGCCTATTTGGTAATATGACCCATAAACTAGGCTACTTTTACCTTATGGGTTATTTGGAGTGTATCCGTATCAACTACATTGATAGCTGAGAATGTCTGAGAGGCGAGCATGATACCTCCGGAAGTGTTGTTATCAAATAAACCCTCTTCGGTAAGAGCTAGAGATCCGGTGAATGTGAAGGTCTTTACCCATTGTTCGGTATCACCGGTAGTATCGGTTGTCGTATTAGAGACTGTAGCGGCACCTCTGGACCCACCATTAGTGGTTGACTCAGATCCTAGAGCGGTTGCTGATGGAGTACCGACACCTAGAGCGATAGCGGTCACTGGACTGGTTGTGGTGCCTCCTAGTTGATCGGCGGTGGCTTTCTTACCAACACTTGTGATGGTATTCATCTTGATACCGGATAAGGACCACATACCGGTAAGGAAAGGGATCTGTAGATCTAGGTTGTATTTCTTCTTGAGAAGGATCCAAAGTTTATTGACTTGGAATAGTGCTTTGGCGTTGCCGTCTTTGTCAAACAGTCTCATCTCGGTCCAACCTCTAGCTTTTACTTCGGTATTTATATTCATTTGCTTTTAACTAATACTAATTCATCTTCCATCCCTGTCTTAATACCGTTGATGATCTCTTTAGCTTCCAGATCTACTTCTTTAGAGCTTAATCTGTATGACCATTCTTTTCCGCCAAATGAGAGAGACAAGACTTCACCGGCATCAGAATCTTTATCCTGCTTGAACTTTACTAAATCACCTATTTTGAACTTATTTTCTTTCATAGTGTTTATTAAATAATAGATCTTTTACTAGATAATATCAATTATAGATCAGCTCCGTCATTCCAGCGTTCAGTACCGGATGGAATATTGGCCTGAACCGTTCTGTCTTGGTTCTGAGGCTTTAAGGAGTTGATAGCGATAATTTTGTCTACCTTGTAACTAAGCTCTTTTTCATTGAGTGGGATGGGCTTTTCTTTACTTCCCTTCCATTCAATGATTACACCTCTTGCCCATATTTCATGAAGTTCTCTTGGAATACCGTGTGTGGTCGTAGAAGGATCCTGAGACATATCATTAGTGGCTGATAGGTCTGAGATGGGTGTAGGCCATGTATTTACGAGTATCTTCAAGCCATCTGTAACACTTGTAATGGTCCCGGAATAAATAACGATTGACTTCCTGTTGAGGCTGAAGAAAGCGTTGTCGGCTTCATTGCTGAACTGACCTATGATCTCACTCTCGGTATTGATGGTGGTCTTTATCTTCGAACTATCAAGCTCTTCCAGTTTAATGAAGTTAGTACCGTCTATCTTCACTTCTACCCTCTTTATGCTCGCCAACATATCTTGAGGTAGGGGATATTCCCTCTGACCGGCTACCAAACTGGTGTACTGAGGTATCAGGAGGATGTTTTCATCTGCGTCAAGGATATCTTTAGCTAGTTCGTCTTGGCGAACCGCCATGTAAGCCAGAATTTCCGCATCCGGTAAGGTCGTTGAATTGGTCTTGGTTTTGTACCTAACATAACTGGCAAATGTAGCTGGTGTCATATTTTAAGTATAGACCAGATGACACCCTGACTAAGCCGCTGTTACTTCCGCATCGGCTGATAGAGGATACCAAATGGCTGTGTAACGGATAACTCCGGCGGAGATATCGGCTGTGGCAACTGTCTGAATCACATCCTGAGAAACAATCTTCTGTGCTAGGACCGTAGTTGCTTCAACACTTGAATCAGGAGTAGCGTCATGCCAAATCTCATTGGTATCAATCGCTGAGGCGGTAGTTTGAGCAATAAGACCGGCTGTGGATAGGGCAGTTCCAACCTCAAGAGTACCGGATGAGCTTGTAAGACCGGTAGTACACTTGGCTAAAATCCTTATCAGGACCGTTCCGGTAACATTGAATAGGGTTTCCGGATTACCGGTGCCATTGAAGTCTCCATTACCATTCGTAGTAGAAACAAAGGTTACTACCTTATCAACCGAGCAAGCCCAATCCGTTGTAAGAATAGGGTTGCCGTTTTTGTCTATTGGTTGAGCATTGTTCATAGGTGTTATTCTTCCTTAGCTTTTTCCGCTTTAATCTCTTTCTCACCGCTCATGAATACATCCATCATCACTCCATCTCTCATCTCATGAATGATATCGGTAATCTTCGGCTCTGATTTTACTTCAGCCTTTTTGGGCTGGCTCTTTTTACTAGGCATTTGATTTAGCTAATTATTAAGAAGCTACTGCTACACCTGTGGAAGCGAAGGTCGGGACTGCTCCTGCGACATAGACACCTACTGCGGCTTGAGCCATAACTGTGTGATCTACTGAAGCACAATCTTGTAGTAAGACACTTCCCTCGGTCTGAGCGGATCCAAAACCTACTGCGTGAGCAGGAGTGGCGGCTCCAAGAGCGTTGGAGAAGAAGGTACAGTTTTTCATAAGTAACATACGCTCAACATCTGCGGCGTTAGCTCCGTAAACACGGACCGGTTCGGTTCCACCTGCTTTAACTAGGAATAGACAATCTTGGAATACATTGTCTCTAAGCTGGGCAGTTCCGGAAGGAGCGGTGTTTCTGCTACAAAGAACATTAGGTCTGATACAGTTGTCGGCTACGATATTGGCTAGAGAACCGAAAGTACAGTTAATGAATTGAGAAGAATCACCATTGGCTACAACTTCTGCGGCCAAACTCTCATCAAGATCTGTTGATTTGTAGAACTCACAACCCTCCCAAATGGCGTACTCTCCGGAATCAATAACCGAGTAGAGAGATTCGTCTTTGGTATTTGAGCTATCAAACTTAATTCCTTGGAAAGTGTTACCTACTCCGGTATTCAGTAAGACGGCTACATCAGTTGCGGCTGTCGTAACTCCCATAGTAACTCTGGCTCTGGCACCCATTCCAATACTTCCCGGTCTAAATCCAAGTCCGATAAAGTGAATCCGGCTCTTAGAGATCGTGAGCATGGAGGTCTGAGCATGAGCGGCATTCGCACTCAAGAGAATGACATCATGACGGTTACTAACTGCGGCGGCATATGCGGCGGCGATGGTGTTATAGATCATGACCGAACCATCCTTGTAGGACTTCTGGTGATCTGCGTAGAACTGTTCATAACCTGAATCGGAGGCTGGAATGACCATATAGACCTGACCGGTTGTTGCCGGTAAGCCTTGACTGGCTCCAAGACCTTCTAGGGCCTTTTCTAGTTCTAAGTTACCTGCGGAAGCGTTGCTATAGCTACTCATTTTGTTTTTTCTTTCTTGTCTCACTCCGGCTACCACTAGCCGGAGATCAACTTAAATTTTAATTTAACCTAATGCCATCCAAGCTACTTGTTCGCTTGTTACGATCACATCGGTATCAAGACCGATGGTAAAACCGGTAGCGGTAGGAGTAATACCCAAGGAGGTAATTAAGGAAGCGGTACCGTCTACTGTTGTTTTCCAAGCGTTAGCATCTGACATTCCTTCAAACCATTCCATCTGTGCTGATGAAGCGGCTAGATTTATCACTCTGACATAGCGAGGAGTAAACCCTAGTTCGACATCTACCGGGAAGGTAGAAGCGACTGTTCCTGTGTCGATAATTCGACCAGTAGCCATTCTAAGGGTATTTAATGGAGCTTTTGCTGATTCTGTTACTGCCATATTCTTTCTTTATTTATTTAATAATTAAGCGGATACACCGTGTCTAACAATGACTACGAAACCCTCATTGAGAATCTTAGCTACATACCACGCTACCCATCCGGAAGTGGCTCTCTGGTTCAATGGATCTGCGGTTCCTGCGGAGCCTAGAGGTTTAACAATGTTCTGTAAGGCTTTACCGGAGATTCTGGTCTGAGCAAAAGCATTCTGTCCGAAGATAGGAGTGTAGTGGACATCAACACTTCCGGCTCCTACTCCTGAGTTCACATAACCGTTGGTAGAAAGTAAGAAGCGGACATTTGATAAAGATCCGATTTCATCAGGCATAACACCGGATTTTGAAGGATACTTCTCGACTGGAATCCAGCCGGTAGCATCATCAAGATCAAATGCGGTATCCTCATCAACTATACCGATGAATGAGCGACCAACTGGAACGGTGTTGTAACCGGTAGAAGGATCAATCATGGAAGTAACAGGTTTAGCGTTGTTACCACGAAGGGTTCTGACGGCCTGTTTGACTTCATCACGGTTCAACTTCATGGCTGAAGATACTTCGCTATTTTGAGTAGCGGTTGAAGCGTATTGAATGGTCGTACCTGCGACTATGACATCTCTTGCGAGTTCATCCAAAGAATCACCGGCTTGGTCTCCCAAGATCTCTGCTGTTTCGGTGAGGATTGGATCAAAGGTCTCAACAAGGACTTTATCGGTTAAGGTAATGTAATCACCGTATTGGAGGACCGTAGCAGTTACATCAGTAACGCTAAGTTGTGAACCTGTCGGAGTAACACCCTCGGTAAGAGCGGTGGTCTGAGCGGTTAGATTACCGTATCTGCGGAACTTGATAACATTCGTACCACTATTGGCAGGAATATCCCTGACTTGAGCGAAGCGATTAAATACGAAAGAAGGTACTGCCCTATCTAGCAAAACCTTGTCGTAAAAATTATTAACCTCCACCGGGATCTCTGTTCTGGTTGTGTTAGCCATTTGTTTTTTTGTTATTAATAGATTCGAAAAACAAAAGAGGCCCGACTAGCCTAACTAGCCGAGCCTCAGTTTTTCTGTAATGCTCTACTTACCTATAAATATATGCTTATAATTTTTGCCTGTCAAGTAAGGTTACATCATGATCTCATTTATTGGCCTGCCGGTTTGTGGATCTGTGCGGTCCATTAATTTATCCTTTCCGGCTTCGCTGGTTAAGTGTAGTGATGCTCCAAGCTCTTCTGCTACCTGTTGGGGAACATCTACAAATACTCCTTTGGGAACAAAATATTTGAATCCACTCAACTGTACCGTTTGATAAGTACCGGAAACTACGAACTGATACTTCTTACCATTCTTATCTGTTCTCCACTCAACCACTCCCGGCTTCTCTTTTCCCTCACAGGGAATAAAGAACCTGATGGTGGGCTGTGCCATGATCTTATCTCTCATGATGATGGCCTTGGACCGGTATCTCTGTTCTACCAGCTTCTCTTCTTTTGGATCCTCTTTCTCTTCAAGCGTATCAACTCTTTTGACGGACTCCTTAGCCTTCATGGTATTGATAACTGCCAATAGTTGAGACTTGGTGTTGAAGGATTCCACCGCATCTGCCGGCATACCTAAACTGACAAGCTCTTCCTTGAGCTGTTTCAGCGTTTTCTCTTCCTTTACCTCTGTTTTGTTTTCTTCCATAGTTTTTGATATTTAATAATTATTCTCTTCCGTAAATCTTAGCCTTCTGTGCCTCCAATTCCTCCTTGGTAGCCTTGGACCAATCAGTACCGCCTCCTGACGGCTTCCTGACTGTCTTTCCGGGGACCTTTGTTTCTGCCACTCTCTTCTGTGCGGCTCTCTCCTTGGCCGCTCCTATCTTCTCCATATCCTTTGAAGCGACAATGGCTACGATATTGTGAATAGGAATACCTGAGTAGGTAGGATGTTCCATGTATTTCTTGGCCGCTCCCTTGTATTTGGAATACTCCGGATGCTCTGAAAAGTAAGTGGTGATGGCTGTCTGCTTCTTCATGGCCTCAAAATCACCACCGTATTTCTTTTCTACGATCCTCTCGATACGCTTCTTGTCATCCTCGTCAATTTCCTCATCATCTTCTACCGCCTTGGGTTCCGGCTTGTAATTCTTTACATCCTCATCAATGTTGGATTCATCAAACTCATTCGATTCCTCTCCTGGTGATTCTCCATCCTTGTCCGTTTCTTCTGCTGGTACTTCCTCTTTAACTTCTTCCTCAATAACCTCTTCTTCTATTGGTTCTGGCATATGTTTTATATCCGGTTTTTCCGGTAATAATAATAATTTATACTATCACGATTTCGGTTCCTCTGTTTCTACGAGATCATAGGGATCATCTTGGCTATTTGCGGTCTCAGTAGGCGGTTGGAGCCTGTCAATCATTGTTTCCGGAGTTTTCATCGCCTCTGTATGTATCCTTAAACGGTCTCTGAGCCGCTTTATGGTATCCAAGTCCTCATCAACAATAGATCCGGAGAGTATCTGTTCCTTCACCTTCTCGATGTTCTCTTCCATTATGGCTCTGAATCTTATCCAACCCGGATGTACCAGCAAACTCTTGAAGTCTGCTACCGCTTCTTCTTTGAGCTGTGGTGTAGAAAAGTCTAATAGTCTGTTCATCTTTGTCCGCTAGTCATGCTTGGAGTAATAGGTTTCATAGGTGGAGCCTTTATTCCGGGCATCATTTCCTTCTGCTGGCCTTCAGGGTTCATATCGGTCTGTGTCTGGTCTGCCGGAAACAGCTCCGGTCTGGTTTTCTTGATGCTTAAAGCCTCGATATGAGTTTTGATATGAGCCTTTGAAGCATCTGTCTCTTTTGCCATAGCGTGAATCTCCAAATGAACCATATGATCATCTTCCGGTAATACCGGAGCTGTCTTGTCCTGATTCAATAGATCGTTCTGTTGCTCGGCAATACGCTCATCTACCGTTGGAGGGAATAACCGGTCAATCTTATCCTTAGTCATTCCACTCACTCTTGCCCAATCTTTCCAAATATATCTGCGGTTGGCTGTCGGTTCTGATAAGGCGAGAGTGTAGAAGGGAGTAAGTAACTGCCGGTCCTCCAAGTCCTTAGCCCTACTAACCACCATCGATTCGATATAAACATCCGGATCCAATCTACAAATGATCTCTTTCTTAGATAGCGGTCTCCACTTGGCACCGAAGGCTCCAACTGTCCTGACAACCTTCTCATCGATATCATCATCGAAGTTATCCTTGTACATGTTGTACCAATGGATTCCCCAAAATCTCTTCTCGGACCATCCAAATACCTTGGCTGATAGAGAGAAACGAGTATCAACATTACTGGAAATAAGGTTTGTCTCTCCAAGTGGCCTATCCTGCTCCGATTGAATACCCATCTTAATATCCGGTACTGCCGCCGCTTTCTGAGCTGAGATATCAATGGATTCATAAATGAACTGAAGTAAAGCTAAATTCGGATTAGACTTATTGAGAGGTGAAATTGAGTTGCTTACCGATTCTCCGGGTTTAGCGTCTATGCCTACAAACTTGTTGAAGTCAAAATCAAGGTCCGATTTATTGGTGATCTTATTGGTGTCATAGATGTACATGGGTTCAAGGTCGGCTTTCATGGCTCTCATGCCCAAGTTCTGTGCTACCGCTCTGGCTCTTTGCTTATCTTCAGTAAGGTCCGGAATGGATGTGCCATCCCAATCATTACTGTTCTGGTACAAAGCTCTATCAAGAATAGGCCAGTAATCTCTCTTCAGGACCTTGAGACCGACCACCTTAGTTCTCTCATTGGCAAGCCATATCTTAATCTTCTTCACCTCATCACCTACCTTGGCATGGGTGAACCATTCTGTTACTGCGTATTCGGCATTTACACCCAAGTTGGCTTCACTATCCTTGTTGGTACTCTGATTGTTCTGTGCGTTGTCTCTGGCGGTTCTGGCATCTTCCAGTAAAGAATAGGTACTCGATCCATATTTAATCTCGTCAAACTTCAGGTCCTTGATGAATGATGGGTGTTTCTTCATCTCATCCTCACTAATCTTTATCTCTCTGCCTCCAAACCTCATAGCACCCTTACCGGAACGGTCTCCATTGACTGATTTAGCCGCCGGATCTCTCAACCATGAAGTGAAATCAATGTTCTCCGGTAATGGAATGAAGATGTTATTGTCAGGATCCCTGATAAACTCTTCCATGAGAATCAGACCACGACCACAAAATAGCGTATCCCAATCCCAATTGTAATCAACAATATCCTTCTCCATGTCATCGTAGTCAGACTTAGCCAAGGCATTTAGGTTATCTGCCGTGTCCTCATCCCCATCTTCCTTACCTCTAAAGTCCACAATGAGCCTATCGGCATATAGTGAGGCTAGAACGGTTTGAAAGATACTGAACATGGTCGTATCTCCTACCGCTCCCTTTTCCCTCTTCTGATTGTTGAGTAGCTTTAACCGGACCAGTAATTCATCCTTCTTCGGCTTCTGGTGCTTGTATGCCAGATCGTATTCGTGTTGGACCTGAGATATTACTCCTTCCAGTTCAACTCCCTTGTAATTACCCTTCGTACCATCTCCGGAGTATTCTTCCTGCTTCTCATCAGATACTTCCTTGGAATCCTTGACGATCTCCTTGTTGTAAGAACTATCTACCGTTTCTGTGAATTTTTTTTGTTTAGGCATTTACTTTAATATTTTATCTTCCTTTTCCGAATCAACCATCTGTCGAGCTTCTTCAAACTGGCCGACTATCTGCTTATCGGTATCTGACATTTCAATACCCAAAATGGTGTCTATGGTTGCGGCGGCACCGGCATAGCACATCTTGGTAACTTCGTTTATTTCTTTCTGATTCAGGACCTTGGAACCTTTCTTCGGATCCATGATGAGGTAGGAGGAATAAAGCTGGTTTGAGGCGATAACATCCCACATAAAAATATTCTTACCGATCATCCTGACATAGATGGGATAATTCTTGTAGGTCATTATCATCAGTATCCTCATCAGTCCTTTGTGATTCGGTTTATCATCCATAAAATCATTATATATCTAT